AGTCTTCTAGTGGTATTATTAACCTATCTACTGCTTTTAGAATAGACCTTAATCAAGCCGCAGCGGTTTCGGCTTCAACTTTAAGAGCTTTCGGTTTAGATGCTTCTGAGATGACTAGAGTTACTGACGTAATGGCAGATTCTTTTGCTTCTTCAGCTTTAGATATTAATAAGTTCCAAGAGTCTATGAAGTTAGTAGCACCTACTTCTAAATCTACGGGAAGAAGTTTAGAGGAGACTACGGCTTTATTAGGAGTTTTAGCAGATAACGGTATTAACGGAAGTATAGCGGGAACGCAGTTAAGAAGAGTATTTATAGAACTTAATAAGCAAGGTTTAAGTCTAGAGGACGCAATGGACAAAACGGCTAACTCTACCGATAAACTAGGTACGGCTACGGAGTTAGTAGGAGATAGAGGGGCTACCGCCTTACAGATATTTGCTTCACAATCGGAAAAATTAAAGGAGTTAAGAGAAGACTTTAGCGACACGGCAGGAACGGCAGCAGAACTATCCGAAAAGTCAGGAGATACGTTACAAGGTGCTTTTAAGAGATTAAGATCAGCTTACGACGAGTTAATACTAAAGTTTAGCGGTTCTAAAGGTACTATAAGAGACGTAGTTAAGAGTATTACCGACTTTATTAATTCTATAGACGAGGAAGACGTTAAACGTTTTACATCTGCTATTAAAAACTTATTTAAGGTAGTATCTATAGGTGTAAAGACTTGGTTAGTTTTAAACGTAGCTGCTAGAGTTTTTAAAGGTTTAATGATTACTTCTAAAGTAGCTGCTATAACTTTTACGGGAGGTTTAAGAGGTTTAAACAGAGCTATGAAAGTACTTAACCTTACTATTAAGTCTAACCCTATAGGCTTGTTAGTAGGAGGTATTACTACTTTAATATCTGTTATGTCTTTATGGCAAGACGAAGAAGAAGATGTAGAAAAGAAAGTATCTAAGACTAACAAGTCTTTAGAAGCTCGGAAAAATATAATAGACGAATTAACCGCTCAGACTCCAGAACTTAGAAAAGCTATTGAGGATTTAGAAGACGAGATAGGTTGGTTTGACGGAGGAGCAACCGAGGAACAAGCTGAAGAGCTTAAAAGATTAAAGGAGGCAGCTCTGGACGCTTTCTTAAAATCCGCAGCCGCTTATAAAGACGGTTTAGGTAGTATAGATTTATTCACTTTACAGAATGACACTAAAGATTTAACAGATAAGATAAGCGAATTAGAATACTACTTACAGTTTTACGAAGCTGGAGATGATAAGTCTAACATATTAGGATACTTAAATACTTTTAAAGAATTACTAAAAGAGATTAATAGAGAAATATCTAGTAGAGGAGGAAAAGAAGATTCTTTAGGGTTAATACAGAAGTTAGAAGATAAACTAAAAAAATTAGGTAAAAACCTTAAACAAGCTAATACTGTTAAAGAAATATCTAGGATAGGAGAAGAGATAAAAGCGGTTAACAGAGAGTTAGCTTTTTATAAAGAACTATCTAAAGGAATTAGTGACGTAGGAGACGACCCAGAAGAAAGCGATTCGTTTTTTAATACTTTCGACGAAGATTCTAAAGACCCTATGTCTATAGATGAAGACCCAGATATACAATTCGCTAGACTTAAAAGACAAGAGTTCTTAGATAACGCTGCAGAGACTACGGACGGACTTATAGCGGAAGAGAAAAGATTAACGGAGTCTAAAAGAAGAGAAGCAGAATTAAGACAGCAAATTACTGGGTTCTTAATTAATCAGACGGGAGATTTAGTTAACTCTACTATAGCTTTCTTACAGAGAGATGAAGACGCTAGAAAGGCTAACGCCCAGAAGATTAAAGCTTGGGCAAAAGCTAAAGTATTAGTAGATTTAGCTGCTAATATTCAGAATATCTGGACTACTAACTCATCTCCTACTCAACCGGGTAACTTATTTACTTTTGGAGCTACGGGTACTACGGCTTCAGCTATTCAGACGGCTATAACTACGGCTAACGCTTTAGCTCAGATTGCGACTATTCAGAGCCAGAAATTCGCAAAAGGAGGTATATTAAACGGTCCAAGTCACGCACAAGGAGGTATTAAAACTAATCTAGGCGAGTTAGAAGGAGGAGAAGCTGTTATTAATAAAAAGTCTACGGCTATGTTTGGCGGTACTTTATCTGCTATAAATGAAGCCGGAGGAGGTAAGAAATTCGCTAGAGGTGGAGTATTACCTACACCTAGTACTATAACTACTCCTAACGATATAAATAAGGATATATTAAGAGCTTTAACTAACTTTAACCTAAGTCCTACCGTAAGTGTAGTAGAGATTAACGAAGCGCAGACTAGGATATCAGAAATAGAAAACAATTCAACATTATAAAATGAGTAACAAAAAAAGGATTTCGGAACTATTAAATATAGATTTAGAATCAGTAGAGAAACTATTTAACGAAGGTCTTATAGACCCAAGAGGACTTAATAAGTATTTATTATGTTCTGACTTTAAAGAGTTAAAAGAGTTAAAACCGGAAGCTAAGAACTTAGACTTATATACAGAGCTTAGTATAAAGTATAATCTTTCTGAGTCTGCGGTCTATAAGTGGGTTAATAACTATAAAAACTAGTTTACGTTTCGTAAATCTATAAAGTAAAAAAAGTTAATAATATTATAAAATATGTGGTATAAAGCATTAAAAGTAAATAACGCAGTAGAGCTAGACTTATTCGACGAGATAGGAGGATGGGGTATCTACGCTAAAGAATTAAAAGAGGAGCTATCTTCTATGATTGGAAATCCTACCGAGGAAGTAGTAGTTAACATTAACTCACCTGGTGGTTCTGTCTTTGAAGGTATTGAAATCTATAACTATTTAAAAGGGTTACCTAATAAAGTAACTGTTAAAATTAATAGCCTAGCTGCTAGTATCGCTACGGTTATAGCTTTAGGTGCTGATGAATTAGAGATAAGTGAAAGTGCTTTCTTTATGATTCACAACCCTTGGACAATGGCAGGCGGAGAATCTGAAGATTTAAGGAAACAAGCCGACGTATTAGATAAGATTAAAGAAACTATCTTAAACATCTATAAAAAGAACTCAAATCTTTCTTTAGAGCGTTTAACGTCTTTAATGGATGAGGAAACTTGGTTAACGGGTTCGGAAGCTTTAGAATACGGTTTTGCTACTAGATTAACTGAAGGAATGAACGTAGCTGCAATGGCTACTACTGATATAGTAAATAAATTTAATAATATACCAAACGGTTTAAGAATGGCAGAAAATCAAGAGACAGTAGAAACTGTTGAAGAGGTTGCTATCGAAGCTACTAACGTAGAGGAGACTGTAGAAGAAACTACCGAAGAAGTAGTAGAGTCTACGGAGGAAATTACTAACGAAGTAGTAGAGGAAGTAACAGAAGAAAAAGAGAGCATACTAAATAAGGTAAAAGCTTTCTTATCTAACAAATTAGAAACAGCATCTAACGAATTACAAGATAGATACGCAGAGATTTCTAACGAGGTTAAGAGCTTAAAAGAGGCTAACGCTGATTTAGATAGCGAATTAATCGAAACTAGGAACGTATTAGAAGAGTCTTACGAGGTTATGAACTCTCTTAAAGCGACTATCGAAGCAAAGGATTTAGAGATTAAGGAATTAAACGAGAAGCTAGAAGAGCCTATCGGAGAGGATTTAGTTCCAGTATTAGAGCCGGAAGCAAAAGCAAAGGCGAGTGTAAAAGAAGTATTTAGAAACTTAAAAAAATAATAAAATGGCATTTGATTTAACAGCGTTATCAGACTATACAACTGAACACGCAGGAACATTTTTCGCTAAATCGGTAATGAAATCGAAATTAGCAGCATTAGCAACTGTTTACACTGGGTTTAAACCGGGTACTCATAAGCTACCAGACGTAGAACACGACTACGACTTATTACAAAACGGAGAAGCTTGTGGATTCAACGCTTCTGGAGATTTAAACATCGAGCAGAGAGACATTACTGTAGAGTCTTTAAAGATTAACACTTCTTACTGTGTAAGAGACTTAGAGAAGAAGTTTACTCGTCAAATTATGCCTTCGGGACAAGATTACGAAGGATTAGCACCTTTAGAGGCTGAGTTAATGGCTTCTTTAGATAGAGCTATCGGTAAGATGATGGAGCAAGTTTTAGTTAAGGGTAATAAAGCTACTGC